AAGTGATACAGGGGCGCGGCGTGGGTGCTGGAGTATTCCCCAACCAGCACCGCCGAAACTCCCCCCACTGGGGTGATCGGGAAGGTGAAGGTTGTTGCACTTGTCACGGTAACTGCGGCAGCCCGAACATTGTACTCAACAGGGAAAGCATCCTGAATAGTGATTAAGTCGCCTGTAATCAAACCGTGCGGAGCAGTGCTGGTCATGGTGGCCACGGCCGCAGCTGAGGTGATCGAGGACACCGGCGCCAGGGCGGGCACCCCCTCGCACAGCCAGAACCGAAGGATACCTGCTACGCTGGTGCCAAGGCTAATTACGTCCAGGTTGTCGATGCGCGCCCCACTCGACTTAGCCACCGCAACAATCCCGACAGTGGCATTCGCCGGGGCTGTGTAGGAAGCATCAGCAGTTGTAACAATCCCCGAGCTGATAAAAGGCTTCGAGGCATATTGCTGTTGGTTGATAGCCATTAAATGACTCCTAAGTTATTAAATAAAAATTGGGGAGTTCCCATGCCCCACTCAACATCGCCGCTGCTATCTACCGTCAAGGCTGATCCGTGAGGGATGTCAGTAGTAAGGGGGTAGGCTGGCTGCCAGCTAGCGGAGACTCCATCAGTCTTCACAAACTTCCCCGCCTGCCCTGCCTGTGCCGGCAAGGCCGTGTTAAAAGCAGCTCCCTGCACGAAGGCAGTACTGGCGGCGTTCGAGGAGCTATCCAGAGGAGTCGCAGTGGGGACAGTAATCGAAGTTGCCCCAGCCCCGTTGATGTTACCTGTGAGAGAGGCATTAGCAAAGCTTGCCCCATTGAACACCTGCCCAAAAGTCACAGCATCCTGCCCACCGGTACCATTTGCAAGCCCTGTGATACGGAAATTGCCCATCGGCAAGTTAGCTGCCATCGCTGCCTGACCATCCCGCGGCAGTGCCGTAGACAGTCCACTGAAAATATCATTCAAGGTGGCATTAAAGGAACTTGCCAAGATGAATGTATTAGAGACTGCCGGGAACACCGGGGCTCCTAGCGAGGTAAACTGGCCTACGCCATTGTAAGGCATAACTTACTCCTTTATTCCGGGGGATTACTAATTATTAATCCGTGGACGAATTGCCTAAACCTGCCCCAAAAGTCCCAAGTAACACCTGAGCCTCACGAGAGGTTGGAGGCAGCTTGCCGAGCTTGATTAACAATTCTGCCCCCTGCGGTGAGGTTAAAATATCATCAAACTGCGATAGCGTTTTGGAGAGTGTAGCACGCTCGATTGCTTCGCCCAAGCGGTTTGCTGGCAGAAAACTAAACACGCGGACAGCGTTTGCCATGTTCGAGTTACCGCCGAGTTGCTGGAAATCAGAAGGGGATAGCCCCCCAACCTTATCAGGTCGAGACTTCATAGCGAAGGTCAGCTTTTTGAGAGATTCCAGCCCTCGGACCAACTCCGCCGGGTCGCGGCCTTCTGACTTCGCAATCCCAGCTGTAACGTCCTTAACCCCTTGCCACTGATGGGGGTCCTCGAACAGGGACGACCACAATCTCCCTGCCATTTTTGGATCGTTCGGCAGGGAGTTCTCCCCAACAGCCTCCCCCTTCACTGGCTTGATCTTTTCACTAATCCAGCCTTTGAACGAACTCTTCACTGCTTCCGGGTTGATCTTGGCGAGTTCCTTGACAGTCGTGGCCAGGGCAGAGACCTTCGCATCCGGGTCGCTGCCCGTGTTAAGCATGCCCGTGAACTTTGAAACAACCGCTTGCGTGGCCGGGTCGAAGCCGTGGGGCTGGTTAAGTGTCCCTACTGGCCCTTGCTTCAGCGGGTTGATTTCCTGCTCAGTGATACTGCGGAACTTCGCTTCTGCCGCCCTCACCTCAGGGGAAAGTGTTTGGAATTCCCTATTCAGTGCCCCGGCAAGCCCCTTCACTTGCCCGCGTTCCTTCGGGTAGGCTTCCTTCAGCGATTGACCTTTCCAAGGACCGCTCAACTCCCCGATCCAGGTATCCACATCGAGTGCCTTCAGGGGAGCACCTTTCGCGGAGGTCAGTGCGGAGTTCGCAGCGGCGAGTTGCTGCTGTGCGGCGGCGCGGCCAGAGGCGTTCGTAGCCCCCGCTACTGCGGCTTGGGCATTGGCTACAGCTTGCTGCAACTTTGGATCGCCCCCGATCAGCTTATCCGCCATCTCCTTCGCTCGTGCCTTTAGCACATCAGTCGAGCCTGGTTGGGTTGCAAACTTGTTAAGAACTGCTCCAAGCCGGTTTGCAGAGTCTGGGGGTAAGTCGCCGGCCTTTGCATAGTCTGCCTTCACCCGCGCGCTGCGGCTATCCGTAGCCTGCTTCAGCCGTTCCGTCGCCGTCTGCTGCAGGTTATTTGCATTTTCCAAGTTTGAGTAATTCGTCCCTGGCAAGCTTTCCGCGGTTAGCCGAGCCTCCGTGCTAAGCTGCTGCGGCTGAGACTTCAGCAAGTCTTGTACCTTGTTACCCTGGCTGCGGTTGGCTAGGAAGTTGCGGATGCTGGTCAGATTTGTTTCCCCGTTAGTCGTGGCGGCAACTGCCTGGGAGAGGTCAATCTGGGTACCCTCCGCCTTCATCCGGTTCATGTACACTTGGGCTTTTCCAAGGTCAGCTTCCGTGATCCCCTCCACCGCTTCCCTCGCCATATTCCCACTTTGCGGACGGACGCGGCTTGCTAAGGCAGCTGCCCCGCCGCCGGCTATTCCACCTACAATTCCTCCAACTACCGCCCCTGGTGTGCCGCCAACTTCCTGCCCGAACTTCGCACCTGCCCCACCCCCGGCGCCGGCCATGTAGTTCACCAGACTCCTCGGCCCAGTCACCATCGCGCCACCAACGCCCTGCAGTGCGGACTCAACATAGCCTGGGTTTTTTGAGTCAGGTAGGTACTTCCGGCGGAGCGCTTGCAGTGGTGCCTCCTTCCCCCAAGGCGATTCATCGGTAAGGCCAAGGACGAACCCAGCAGTATCTCCAGCACTGGCAACGGCATCTGTGGCTCCCCGAGCAATGGCAGTAGCACCAGTTTTCACCTTCCCCCAGATTGAGTCATCCGGCACCATCCCCTGGATTTTCTTCTTCAGTGCTTCATGAGCCTCAGGAGGGGCCCCGGTCATATCGACCTTCGTGCCATCTGGCATTTCGATAATGTCTTGCATTACTTAGCTCCCAGGTAGTCTTTCCAGTTCCGCACACCCCCGGCACCCGGCGCCACACTTCCCGCCGCTGGCTGCAATGGTGTCGTGTTAGGTAACTGCGTGTTGCTAAGCCCGTACGTAAAGGCCGCTGGGTTTTGTGACTGCAGCGCCGTTCCGAATTCCTGCTGAGAGGTTCGAGCGTCGGCGACAGTTTGCTTGGCCCCTTGCCGCATGACAGCGATGACCTGCTTGCGACCTTCGGGAGTTTGCAGTAAGGAGGGGAGGTTTCGGGCAATGCGCTCTGATTCTTCCTTGACCAAGCCACGACTGCCACCGTTTGCATTCATCGAGGCAAGCCACAACTCCGCAGCCGTGTTGCCGAAGGTTTCGGAATTTTGCAGACGCGCTGCGGTTTCCTTCGTGACGGGGACGCCTGCGGAACTTGCCAACTCCCCGAGCCAAACGGCTGGATTTGCCAGCGGACCATTCATCGTGCCGGAGTCGCTGAGGGCTTCGAGCTGATTCAGTTGACCAAGCATTTTGTTGGAACCGCGGGCTTGCTCGGAAAGGTCCCCGACGGTTTTCGCCGCCAGTTTCGCCCATTCGTCGAACCCAGCCTTTTGCCCCTGCACACTGACGTTGTTGCTGACATTCGTGACTGGGGGCCGCGCGACAACTTGCCCGACCTTGCCAGTGCCTACCTGTTCCTGCACGACAGCGCCGCCGAGGGTAGTCGGGGGCTTGAACGTGTCGCGGAAGTCCCCGACGGGTTGCGGTTGAGTTGGCGCCACGTCTACCAACTGGTCATTGACCGTCCGAACATCACGCTTGCCTTGCAGTCCACCAAACTTACCACTCAGAGCCGCAGCCACTCGACTCTCCGGTGAAAAGTCCCCGAGCTTCAGGAACTCCATCGGGTCGACTGTCTGCTTACCAAGTTGCCCCATCCCGGCTTTGCCCAGTGCCTGCATCTCTGGGAATTTCGAAGTCATCGCTCGGACGAGTGCTTCCCTCGGGTTCGCAGCAACCGGCTCGGCAAGCTGCGGTGCCACGTCGTTTTGCATCAAGGCAGCCGCCTGCCCATCATCCATTATATCCCCGGCACGGCCTTGGCTGCGGTCCATATAGGCGTTGACTTCCCCGCCGAGTTGCTGGCCATAAGCGGCGCGGTTCGCAGTTTCATCAGCCGAGGCTTCCTTTTGCTTTTTCCCTAGAACGTAAGCTGTTGCAAGCTTGGCCAAGGCCTGCCCGACTCCAGTATTTCCGACGATTGGGGACTCCATCGACTGCCCTTGCATAGCATTAAGCAGCTTCCGGCGACGGGCAAGTTCGTCTTGCTGTGTAATTACATCAAATTCAGTCATATGGCCTCCTACATTAAAAAGGCGCTGCCGAGACTAGCCAACCCCCCCATCAAGGCGTTGCTGCCGGACTGCGCGTTCTTGTAACTATCCATCGCAAAGTTTCCCGCGGCCAGCCCCGCATCCATAACCGGAGCCGCTGCCGCGTTACCTCCAGTGTAGTAACTGCCGAATTGTGGACCAGTTACCTGCGACCCGCTGCGCAGCGCGTTGAGTTCATTCAGCGGTTGCGTACGCAGGAACGCTTGCTCTTCAATCCCTTGCTGTCGCGCTTGGTTGCCGAACTGTTGATAGGCAAGACCATTTTGAAAGTTTTGATTCTGCGCGGCATTGTTCAACTGCGCTCCCCCAAGCATGGCAGTAAGTTGCGCCTTTCTGGAATCCAGGTCGTTACCGGCGTTGACCTCGCTAGCGTGGGAGCCAAGCTGGGCGTTGGCTAGAGATGCTTGCGTACCGTACCCGGCATTGGCAATAGCGATCTGAGCATCGCGTGCGGCGTTCGCCTGAGAGATCTGTGTCTGCATCTGCGCGTTTGCTATACTAGCATCAAGGGCTTGCTGCGTGCGGGTTTTGTCAGCAGACTGGGCGAAGTTGCCGGTGCTGAGGGCTTGCCCATACTCTTGTGCGTTGAGGCCTTGGATAAGGCCAACTTGCCGGGATTCCTCTTGACCGCCAGCGAGGATCGCTTGCATCCGGGCGTCATTCGACTTCTGCCCGAAGTTGTTCAGCTCCCGGTTGTAAGCGTTCGTCCCGACTTCAATGCCGGAGTTGAGCAAACGACTTCGCAGGTCAGCCTCGTCGCGCTGCAGTTGCGGGTTAAGGCGAGACATCAGTGCTTCTTCAACCCGACGGCGGGAGGTGTCGTCAATTGTGCCTGGGAGTGCTCGGACGCCGGATGTGTCGAAGGTGCGTTGAATGTCCCCACCGCCGATGCTGGCGGTCCCTGCGGCCGCATCTCGCCCGGCTGCCGCGAGACTAGCCACTGCGCCACCTCCGGAAGCAAGCTTACCATTGTTAAAGCTGCCGACCATTTTACCCACATTGACAGGTGTCGCGGAGAAGTCGGAAACGTCCTTACCACCTTGGGACAAGGGGCCGAGGCCCGATGTATCGAAGGGTTTGGCTAGCGCATCAGTAGCTTTTGAAAGCCCAGCATTCGCCGCCGCACCGTAGGCAAGACTGGACTTATTCTGCATGTCCTGCAGTTGCTGCATTTCCGGCGACAATGTAACTGTTTGTGTCCACTGCCCGGGACTGCCATCGGCCCCTGCTGCCCCTTGCGTCCAAGTCGAATTCCCATAAGGAGTGAGTTGGTTTGCCCGGTTTAGCTGGGTGTTGTAGATCGCAGCATCCTTGTTCGCAATCCCTTGCTCCTTCGCCATGGCAGCGTAGTCGGGGGCAGGTGGCGCATCTGGTTTGAAAACTCCGCCCATAGGAACTCCTTAAATGGTAAGCCAGCGGCATTCCGCCCTGGTCATTGTGTATAGTAAAAGATCACCGTCAGGGTAGGCATCTTTGAGGGTAGCCTCAAGTGTAAACCCGACATGCTCTACGAAACGACGAGACTTCTCGTTACTCGACCCGACTTGTGCGATGACTTTCTTACAACCGAGTTGGTTGAACGGGTACTGGAAACATGGAACTAGGAAAGCCCTTGTAGCCCACAGCCGACCGGGAAGGGCTGCAATGTGCATACATAAGCTGCTGCGGTTCCAGTTTTCAAAAACCACACCAGCTACCAGTTCCTGCCCATCGCAATACCCGATTGCTGTTCCCCGCCCCTTCCACCAACTAGCTGACTGCTGCTCCATCACCCAAGCCCCAACTACCTCTGGAGCATCTAAAACTACATGCTTCACACAAGTGCCCCAGGTTCGAAAAGTGTATCCGTTGCCGACCACTGAATAGTAGCGTCACGCGCGATTACCCGCAAGCGAGTTGCTGCGCAATAGCTGTCCGGTGCGGCTACAGTTACCCATTCGTTGCGCGGTCCTGGCTCCATTGACCAGACCGAAGCATCCCAGAGTGCTGAGTCCCAGCGAGAAAGTTCCGTGACGTTGAATACGGCGGCGCCGAAAGTACCGTCCTTGGCGAAGTCAGTATCAAGGGCCAAGTTAACAGAAATAGTCCCGCCGATATTCAAGTTAGCCCGCAGCAACTTCCACGATTTAATCCGACTGCGGGGGGAGTAGTAGCTGTACGCGGTCTTCGCTTCGGCAGTGATGGAGGCATCAAGGTCATTGCCGGGGGTAAATACCTGAGTGACTCTGGCGACCATCCCCATGTAGAGTTTGGCATTGAAGAAGCAAAAGGTAAAGCCATCCCAACCCTTGAACCGACACCAAGCCCCGGTTTTCGTGTTCATCACGTACTGATGGGAGAAGGAGAATTCTGCCTGCGGTACGTTGCAGACAAGGCAATTCTTGTCGGGAAACTCGATAACCTCCCACCCTCGCTGCTCCCCGGTACTGGCCATAGCTACAGAAAAGGCCTCCCCGATTACATCTGAAAGGGATGCGGAAGGGGATAGGCGTGTGTCCTGAAGGATCTTTGTCATAGACACTAAGCCACGGCGAGTTAGCACAAGCAGGTCTCCGCCGAACTTACAGAAACACTTCAAGCCCAAGGGAGGGGAAAGGTCGTAGATACCCTTTAGTGTCCAGGTGGAAACGGAGTCGGGATTGGTGCCCAAGTAAACCGCCGCTTGCCCCTCGCTAGTAATGAACATGGAGTAGTCTTCACTTCCAAAACCACCGTCGATCGTCCAAGTACCCATGGCGACCAAGCTTCCACCCTTCGGGAACAAGCCGCCAAGTGGGTACTCTGACACCGTGCCAGTAATCGAGTCGATCGGCAAGTAGAAGAAACTCATCGAGTTCTTCGGGATGAAGTAAAGGGAACGCTTGAAGGAGTTGACGTTTTGCAACTGATTCGTGTTGATGCTGCCACCGCCTGTAATTGCGAAGGAGGCGATGGTTGTCCAGGTCGTGCCGTTGGTGTAGGCGAGATCATCGACTCCGTTGACTGTGACGAGGAAGGCTCCGCCGGTTGTAGTGAAGTTGACGCCGCAGCTGTAACCACTCGTGCGAGCTTGCACACTTGCCCCGGCTACGCCTCCAGCAGTCACATCGTAAACCCCTGCACTTGTGAAGGCGAATAGCTTTTCCGAAGCCGGGCCCTTCCAGGCGAGCAGGCTTTCCACGATAGCTGGGATACCCGTTTCCCATGCTGTCATGCCCGGCCGTACATCTACGCTGCCGGTTCCTGGGAGCCAGTTGTCAAGGGTAATAGCGTAGCGACTGTCCATGTTGGCAAGCGGGTCGCGGGTGTTCCAGCCTTTGATCGGGGCGGCTACCGACATGACCTGACCGATTTCCTGCCGACGTGGCCGCTTCGTAGCGAGGGGGAGTTTCATCATAGTGACCAGCTTCCAGGTGATACCAGAATCCCTGGACCATAGCCCTCAGACGACTGATCCATGCGGATGTTAGGTAATCGCTTCTCCCGCAGTCCCTTACTTTGTACGAGGATTTCATACCTGCGGAAGTCCTCTGCGTAGTCCAGGCCCTTTTCCTTTTTCCAAGCCCACTTCAGATACCCCATCGGCAGCGCATCGTCGAGGATGCAGATGTCCGTGTCCTTAAGGAAATACTTGCGGTAGAGCAGGTCTGTGGTGTTGTAGATGAAGAAGGAGGAATAGTACTCGACTGCGTAAACGTGCCCGGCGACAGGGACTGGGTTTAGCAGTAACTCATTCCCACGGAGGCGGAAACAGGGAACCGGGCCGGAGAAGTTACGAGCCTTGCGAGCGGCCCACTCCGCCGGGGAGATGCCACCTTCGACTTGCAGCCGGTTCGTCCGGTTGTAGAAGGTGTCGCCGATTAGGCCTTCGTAGCCAAAGGGGAAGAGGGTGTCGAGCGTGCCCTGGCTTTCAGTGGCCACCGCGGTGAAGGTAGCCTCGCGGGTGTTGACCTGCCAGTACTGCCGCGTTCCCAAATCCTCCAGGAACTCATTGAGGAGTCCAAGAGACTGGATGATGCTGGGGTCCGGGTTGCCCGCGACAGAAGCTGGGACTGGTTGCCCCAGCCTTCCGCGAACTCGCTGAACAATTTCGAGAAGGGTGAGGGCCATAAAAGATTCCTTATTTGGTTAGGGCCGCGACCTTTGCAGCGAGTTCACGGAGCTGCTTTTCCAGCAGCTCATTTCGAGCCTTGAAGTCGCTGTTTGCGGTTTTCAGTGCTGCGAGTTCTTCAGTGACCTTTCCAGTGCTAGAGGCGGAGGCCAGCCAACTTACCGCTTTTTCCTTTAACGCCCTGCCTCCCATACCGATTCGATTAAGGGTTTCCTCGTTAGCCGCTGCCAAGTCCTCCACAGTCCGTACCTTGTGGTCGAGGAGCTGCTTGACTTGGGAAGGGCTGGCGACAGGCCAAGTTAGTACCGGGGTCCCATCGAGCGGGAGTTCCCGGCCTTCTTTCCAAGCTTTATGGCTCGCTCTAAAGTGAGCAAGCCATTCCGCAGGAAACCGCCCCTCGTGGCTTTGCTGCGCGAGCGAGGCGAACCATTCTTCAACGTTACGTTCGATGCGATCCTTCGAACCTTGGGGAGTGATGAAAGCATACTCGACATCCATTGTTTTGTAATAACCAGCCTCGATGCTAGCCGTACGATCCTCGACGGGCCTCAGTTCAAAAGTGACATAGGGGGGGCGGGCTTCAACGGCTTGCATAACATTCCTTAAGTAGTGGGGGGAGATTTCAGTAGGACAAGGAGCCGAAGCCCCTTGTTTGAGTAACTGGAAGGTTACAGCGGTGAAGTGGTCTTGCGGACCCAACCGTAGTCGCCAGTGGCAAACGCGGTGTCGGCGGTGTAGGTGCCAGCAGTGTTGTTCACAACGAAGGCACCGGTTACTGTACAAGCTGCCGCGGCAGTGATAGCGTTGGTGGAAGGGCCTACGTAGACGTAGGTGCGATTACCTTCGGCGAGGCAAGGCGTGCCGACTTTGAACTCGGCATTCGTGGTACGGCGATCAGTGTTGGCACCGACGAGGGGGGAGGCGATAATTTGACCCATGATGGAGTTCCTTCAGTAATTGTTCAAAAATCCACGGATTATCAATTCTTAATCCGTGGGGGTTACGTTAGGCCTTGAGCACGCCCTGCAGACTACGGTTCGAGCAGGTCATGTTGCCCATCCAGAGGATAGGTACAACGGCGGCGTCTTGGTTATAAGGCTTCATTTCGTCCATGATAGCCATGTCGGCATCCTTGTGCACGCACAGACCGAGGTAGTCGGTGTTCAGGAAGTACATGTGGGCAGCGGGGATGCCAGAGCCGCCGTCGAAGATCACGTCGGCGGTTTTGTACTTCATACTCACGAAGCCACCGGCCGCCTTGCCCGCGGCACCATCGCTGGTGTAACGCTTCAAGGACACTTGGGAGTTTTCGTAGAAGGTGAAGTATTCGTTGCTGGACACGATCAAGTCAGGCTGGTCATCGCCGCGAGTCTGCGCCAGCCACAGGGGCAGCATCAGGGACTCGATGGTCGTTGCGGAAGGAACGATAGCGCCGCCGCCTTGCAGGGGGGCTGCTGCGGATTGCACAATGTTTTTCCAGAATATCCAGACAGAAGAGTCGATACCGCCGACAGTGCCCGTTCCAGTATCGGCTACGAGAACTTGCAAGCCGCCGATTTGATTCGGCAATGTGCCGTCAGAGTAGACGTCGCCGGAGAAGTTGTTCTTGAACGTGCGGATAGCGTTCTTCATCCGGGCCTTGACCAGGTTGATGATGCGCGCTTCGCCACTATTCGTACGCAGTTCCAGACCATTCGCCACGACGTTGATGGCAATCTGACGCCACTGGTACTCAGCAGCCGAGATCACATCACTTGCGCCGATATTCAAGGTGTCGTAGCCGGAGTAACGCTGATAGGTGCCGTTGGCAGCGTAGTCCAGGGGCTCGACAATTGACAGCCCACCATCTTCCTTACGGGTCAGTCCTTTGGAGTTGATGCGGGCCAGCAAGGCGTTGTTCTTGCTGATATTGTCTTTGATCTCTTTCGAGTGCTTGCGGAAGGTCGTGGAGACCAGTTCCGTGAAGGTTGCATTTGGAGAAGCCATTTTTGTTTCCTTACTAGGTAGAGGTTGTCAATTTCACACTTTTAGCCACGCGCCTTAATGGACGCAAAGGCCGCTGCCAGCGTGTCGTCGATGCTGCCTAGGGGGGTCGTAGCACTCCCACTCTTCGCACTCGTCTTCACATTCGCTGCTGTCGCTTTCTTAGTCAAGGCCGCTTTGGTTGCCGCTTCTGCTCCCGCCGTTTTAGCCGCTTCCGCTGATGAGCGGGCAACTTCCTTAGCACGAGTAACAGGGTTCAGCCAAACCGCTTGATCGTAAGCTTCCTGCAACGTCCCAACAATGCCCCGCTGCAACAAGGTTGCCATTTGATCAGCAACCTCGTTGAAGTAGACATTCTTGGTGTCCGAAGCGAACGCATCGACTTGCTTACTATTGGCGGCTGCCACTTCTGCCTGACGACCGCGTTCTGCAGCGGATAGTTGAGATTTTACGCCTGCAAGTTCCGATTGCAATGCCCTTACTGTGGGGTCGATGTAAGGGGCCTCGCCACCGGAGAGTTGGGAAAGGTCAATGCCGTAGTCAGCTGCAAGGCGTTGGAACATCCCCGCACGGGCTTCAGGGGTGCCGGTTGCCAGGGTATAGTGAGCCTGCAACAAGCTCCCAACTTGCTGAACAGGGTCGATGTTGTGCTGCTTGAGGATACCCTCGTAAGGGGCCAGAACGCCTTTGAGGGTTTTTCCGAAGGTCGCGTCAACTTTGTAGCTTTCGATACCTTTGAAAATATCCTCTTCCCGCTTCAGTACCTCCGCCTTGGCCTCCGGAGGAAGGGTAGCCCAGACAGCCGATGCCTCTTTCCGCCAAGTTTTCGGGGGTTCCGCGGTAGGATCAGCGGCTTGTGGAGGCGTCGCGGTTGGATCAGCAACAACTGGAACAGGCTCGGCAGCGGGGGAGGGAGTTGGCTCAGGAGTAACGACCAATTCCACATCATCAGTACCTCCAGTGTCTTCCGTGTCAAATCCCAGCCCAGCACCAATATCGGCTACGGCTGAATCCATATCGAGGGTCGCCTCGTTGCTTTGTTCACCAAACATACTAACTCCTTGCTACTTGCACATCGAGGCCAGAAACGACAGCAGTGGCCAGGGCCTCCCGCTTGTCGGTGGGCAGGGCCTCGTAAAACTGCTCCACTGTTTCGTCTACACTTCGGTCAAGTTCTCGCTCGACTCGTCGGCTCTCACGTACGGCTTGTTCAGTCTCTCCAGTTTCCAAGACACGACAGCCTTGACGTGCGAGGTTTTCCTCGTGAGCCCGACGGCCTTCGACCCATCGACCAGTGACTGGGCAAGAGTACCCAGGGTAGTCGGCGACAATCGCAGGGGCGGAGAGCTGACGGGGCATGGAGGTGGAGCAAGTTGGGCAGGGTTCATCGCGGTTTAGTAAGTTGAGGGATTTGAAAATGTCGCGGGACTTGTTGCAAGTCGGGCAGCGGTAGGTGTAGACTGGCATAGTATGTAGTTAGTTAAGTAGTAAAGCGATAACAGCAGATTCCTCATCCTCGAGTTCGCGCAGCCTTGCCTCGAGCCTATCGACAGATTGCTTAATCTCTTTTCGGAGAGTAGTACGCTTGGTCTGCTCGATGAGTTCCAGGGCGGTTTCCAGCTTCACAATTGTGGCGGCTACTTGCTCAGAATCCGCTGTGAGGGGTACCGCCTTTTTTACAAGTGCCTGGACATCGGCAGCAGGTGCAAAAAGCTTGTTGATTAGCTCGTTAAGCTTTTTGCTCTTGTGAGTGCGCGCGGAACTCCCCACCCCGCCCCCGCCACTCCCTGTAGCACTTGGACCGACCAGGCCGTTGCCCAGACTGGCACTAAATCCGCTGGCGACTGCCTCTCCTGGACTGGCGGTGATGATAAATTGCTGGTTGATGCCGGCTGGGTAGCCAGAAGCTGCCGCTAGGGCTTGTAGGGCATTGATTGTCAGATAACTGCCAACTTGCAGGGCAGCGGGGTACCCATCGGCGGCCGCGCTAGCGATGGACGCTGTGATGCCAAGGTGGCGGTCAACCGTGGCAGCGTACCCACTGGCGGCTGCTATTGCCTGGCTTGCAGTAATTGTGGCACCAAGGTCGATATTCGCTGGGTAACCGCTGGCGGTGGCTGTAGTAAGTGCCGCCGGGATGAGGGACTGCCGGTCAATAGTAGCTGAGTAGCCCGAAGCATCTGCAGTGCCTAGCATGGCGGTGACGGTGAGTCCCCCACCAATGGCAGGCACCCACCCCAGCGGCTTGTCGCCCCATGCGGGTGATCCCCAAGTCATTTGATGCTCGCAGCCAAAGCAAAGAGGGCGTCTACCTCTGCGTCAGTCTTACCCATTGCAGCCTGCATTGAGGCTAAGAAAGCATCACCGCGCTCAAAGGTAAGGGCTTCGTCAAACGCAATCTGTAGCTCAATGTTGCCACTTGCTGCAACTGCGGATTTAATTGGGTCAAGCAGGCCAACCCGGTGCAGCGCAATCAACATTTCCTTGCGAGTGACTGAGGGAATGGCGGCGCGTTGCGCGGCTGCTGTGGCAGTGGCGATTTCTTCTGGCATGGCTTCACGGCTGTACCCTTCAAAGTCAAGGCGATAAGTACCGTCGCCGTTGTCTGCTGCGCCGATGCAGCCAATACATGACATAAGTTGGATCAGCATTCTATGTTCCCCCTTAGAACAGCATACGAAAAGTTTCCAGTGGCAGCAGATGACCGCTCTAGCAGTTGCATGTAGTGCATACCTGCAGTCGCGGTACCGTGACCAGCCAATGAGCCGCGCACTCCGGTGGTACCAAGATTGCTGCAAGCTGTGAAGTAGTCGCTAACCGCTGTGGTGCTGTCGTAGCCAAGGAATAAGTCGGTGGCTTGTCCAGATGTCGTGTTTGATAATATGCAGCCAGCAACACCATCAAAGGCCGACACCATTGACGTAATGAACTGCACCCTATTTGCAGCGCTGTTGTTGTACGCTCTTACTGCTCCAAGATAGGTATGCCCAGCATCCCCCGTCGTCATAGAGAGTGACAATGGGACGGAGTTGTAGTGATTTGCCAAAAACCTATTTAATACGCTGCTCTCGGTTGTCGTTGTGCTGGTCGTGTAAAACGTGCCAAGCAGCAAGCGAGTCTTATCACCACTCTTGCAGTAGCGCCCATCTTGCAGAGTCACTGCCGTGGCGCGAGTGGTGTCATTTGTCCACACCAGCATTTCAAGCGCTAAAGCACCCGCACTCAGGTAGCCGAACACGTCATAGCACTTTGATGCAGTGATCGTTCCGAGTGGCAATGTTTTCTCTGTGAATGTCGTAGGAATCCAACCAGACCCATCCCACAGCGGCACAGTGTTGTGGACATAAGGCGTGTAGTAAATCGTGGTCTTGGCGATCTGATCTGTTGTGCTGATGGGTACACCAGACTCCAGCGTCAGCCTGCCACCCGGCGTGATCGACTGCATTGCGACTTCAAGGGCGTTGCCCATCCCCGCACTCATCGTCACAGTTACCACAGCCGCTGAAGTCAGCGCAATGCCAGCCCCGGTAGAGCTGTCCTCAAGGGTACCCCGGGCAAGCGAAGTACCAGCGTGCGTGTAGACGCAGCCTGTGCGAATCTCCCAAGCCGTTCCGTCTACTATGGACACGTCAAAGCTCAGGCCGTCATCAGCAGCACCAAAGGTGCGGTAGCCGGATGCCGCAGCGGCAATGGTCAGTGCGCCCGTGCTGCCTGGTGTGTTGCTTATCGCCGTGACTAGGCGGTTGCGGTGTGTTACTGGCATGACAGCCCCTTACGCCTGCGCCAGTCCGAGTGTGCCCGCGGCGTTAAACGTGATCACGATAGCACCTGTCACCAAACTCGCCACGTTGGTCGCACTGATTTCGAGGAAGCCAATAGCACGCTTGTTCACATCGGTGTTGTTGTAGATGATACCGTAACCGCCGTTAGTGAAGCCTGCGGCGTCTTGCGCCAAGGTGATGTCGGCAAAGTCCATAGCAGCGCCAGTGGCAGTTAGTGCCCAGGCTTCCGAGGCCAGCACAATCGGCGCTGTGTAGCTGGTGCCGGTCACTGCGACTTGCGATGTCGCGTAGTTGGTCGTGCCAGTACCGCCCCAATGTGGTGCTGCGGTATTAACTGCGGGGGTCACGCCTGTGACGATGCCCATGCGCCAGTCGTCTGTATCGAGGTCGTGGAGCTTATTGCCAAGGTCGTGGAGGCCCTGAGCAAACCATTTCATTGTTCCTGTTGCCATGATAGTGTTCCTTTAAAAAGTTGTCCAAGTTCCGTCAGGGAGTTTCTTAGCCCGCTTGGGCTTCGCGTTATCTTTCACCATTGCCTCAAGCTTGGTCAAGCCTTCAGTGAGGCCGGACAATTCCGCTTGCAGTGCGTCGACCAGGGCGGGAAGGGCAGTAGCAACTTGCTTGTCTTTTTGGTCAACTTGCGAGGCCTTTTCTTGCAGTTGCTGTTCCTTCCGCTTTCCGTCTTCGGCGACTCGACTGCTCTGCAACTCGATGCGGTGCTTGCCAAGTTGCTCCGCTTGGGTAAGTTTCGCCTTTTCAGCATCAACTCCCATCTGCAGTTCCTTCTGGGCAAAGGCCTTTTCCATGTCGAGTTCGCGCTTGGCGAAGGTCTGCTCCATCTCAAATTCCCGCTGCTGTAAGGAGAGTTCCTGCTCGGCTTGCTTGATTTTGTTCTGGGCATCGGCAACCTGCTGGTCGAGCTGTTTCTTTTGCTTTTCCAGATCGGCTTGTGCCTTTTCCAGTTCCCCTTGCTGTTTCTTCAGCGCCTCTGGGTCGGCTCCTTGCGGTTGCTGCATCTTCTTCAGCGCGTCTTCCAACTCCGGCCCAAAGGTGAATCGACGGGTTACAGCAAGCAGCATTTCTTGGGCGACGGCGAAGGGCATGGTGCCGTCCTTGACCATTGGTCCGATACCGTTCATGAACTGGGAAAGGGCGTTGAGTAACTCGGAAATGTCTTTCTTGTCCTCAGTAGCATCCGCATCAACAGTGGAGTTCGTCTCGATGTCGATTTGGTAACTGCGCTGCAGGTCGTTTTTCAATATGCCGAGCAGGTCTTCCCAACTTGGCGACTGCATAACCGCGACCATTTGAGGGTCTGGTGGTTGGGGAGGGGGTGGTTGCTGGCCAGTTACTTGCGCTTGCTGGACTTGCATCGCCTGCATCTGTTGAGCTTGCTGGAGCCGCATTTGCGCTTGCTGCTTTTGCTCGGCGGTCGGGAACTGCAGTCCCGTCATCGCGATGATTGTCTCTTGAGATAACTTGGAAACGGCGATTTCCGCGATGATTCGCAGGCAGTCCCGGGCGTAACGAGCGACTTCCTTTTGGGACTTTTTAAGCCGCAACGTACCCCACTGGTTTTTCAACTGCTGTGCACCGAGGGTCTCCGAGGCTTGCGAGCTCCCGCGCATGATGTCGGCGATGCCAGTGATCTCGTAAATGACCGTTTTTACCTGCTGGCGCTGGAGGTAGAGTTGCTGGAGGACGGCGACGAGCTTGTCAATCGGCATCAACCAGATAGCTTTTTCCAGGGCATTGCCGTTGGCTAGCAGCGCGGCGACGTTCTCCGCAGGGACCAGGGTGTTGTCGTCGGCGGCCAGGACCTTGGCAATACCTTCCACAGTGCTGTCGTACATGCCACGAACCTTCAGCGCAGCGATTAACTTATTGATCCGAACGGTGATGCGGTTGAGCTCCTTTGCCTGTTCCTCATATGTGGAGTAGAGGGGAACGGGGGTGAGGTTGGAAATCTTGGCAAAAAAGCCCAGGGGACGTGGGCAGGGGTAGAAACCGGCAAGGCCGAGGGGGTCCGGGACGTCCCGCAGCGGGGATTCCTTGAACGTCGGGCAGATAAACATTACCTTTTTCTCGACCTTGTCCCAGATTTCATAGACTGCGGCGACTTTCATCCCAGGCAGGGCACTGGTTTCCTTCCCATCCCCCTCCCCGTACTCGCTTTCCGACTTGCATAGCTCGACAACTGGCACGCGCACACCCAGGGCACCGAAGTTGGCCTCCAACTCCTCCCTCGTCATGAAGTGCTCGAAGGCAATCCAGGGGACGTCCTTCCACTTCTTCGCTGCGCCGTGCAGGAACCGATCCCAGGGGACTTCCTCCCCACAGACAGTCTCGTAGGTGACCTTTTCCGCTATCTCAGCACTGGCGGTTTCAACCTCACCCTCTTCCTCTTCTTCCTCTGGAGGTTCGGCCCGGTCTGCTTCCTCCAAGTTCGCCGCGGTTTCCAGTGAGGCATCGTACTTGAAGCGGGTAATGCCGCGACCGGGGACGAGAGCTTCCAGCGTAGCGGACTTCAACAAGTCATCAAATGGCGTATACTCCCCACCTCCGGAGTCTGTCAGGTAGACAAGCAGTCGCTCGACAATCTTCGAAGCCGACTTCCCCGTTGGATTTTCATCCTTGAAGCGGCGGCTAACATTGGGCCGGGGCACTGCGTTGTAAAGTGCCGGCGCCATGGTCTCTGTGTTGGAATAAAGGATATTGAACTGGTACTGTTCCTTTTTCTCAACCTCGTAGATTTCGGTGATGCGCTTGGCTTCCTTCCGGTAGTCCTTTTCCAGCTTCCTGGCCTCCTCCAAATCCTTACTCCACTTAACAACAAGCGGGGAATCGACGCCAGCCTCATCAGAAGCCTCCGCCGTGTCTTTCAGCCCGAGGGCTCGAAGTTCGTTCATTCTGTTTCCTTTGCAAGGCGTTTGTCGCGGAGCTGCTCGATAAGCTCGTTGATGGTAGTTTCTGAGGGGAGTTTAGGCAATCCGCTTCCTTGTGGGGCAGGTCGTTGGGGAATCCAAGGCCTGGACATCACCGCATATCTGGTCTCATCATAAGCGTGATCTTCGGCTTCAGTGTCAACGTCTTCGACATCTTTGTCATCGTGCTGGAGTGAGGGAAGTGTCCGGATTGTATCTTCACAGCAGTCGAGGAAATAAAGCATTGGACGACCCTCGACACCCACCAGTCGTTGGCGTAGCATCTCGGCCCCTGCCTTGCGCTTGTTGTCTGCGCGCCGCCAGCTGCAGCGGTGTATCGCCATGGTTTCCCCGATACTTGGCCCGCCATCCCGGATGTAAATTGCTGGGTCAGCGACTCCATAGCGAATCCTTTCTTTAGCCTCCCGCTGCACGATTCCTTGCGCAACCAAGTCGGCGGTCATCTTCAAACCTTTATTCGGGCCGGAACTGCCATACCATTCCCGATACTTGACCAGCGCGCCCTTTGGGAGCAGTACCCCGTTGAATTCGAAATTTTCCTCAATCAAGTGATACCAGCCAACTGAAAAGGGTCGGTAGCTACCCCAGTCAAACGCCCGGAACTTCAGCCACTCCTGCTTCATGCGGGGTAGGAATTCATGACTGCTCAGCACGTGCAGGGACTCATCCCACTCGTCGAAGAAGGCCCCGTCAACGATGTCCCAATTTCCCTCCAACCATGCCTTGACCAACGCGGCTGAGCCAGATTGCTTTAGTCGGAGGATGTAAGTCGGGTCGTTCCGCATTAGCAGCAAGTTGTCGCTGATCTTCGAGGGGATGAACACCCGGTCGAGCTTGACTGTCTGCTTAACCCCGTCGACCTCGATCTCTGTGTCATCGGTTAGGAGTTGGAATCCCCTGGGATTAGGGTCGATGAAGCGTCGTTTGACCCAGTTATGCCCCGCACCGCCCGGGTTTCCTGTAAGGCGCATTCCGCAGGGCACCCCAGAGCCGCTTCGCAGTGTTGCTCGCAGTTTGTTGATGGGGTCAGGGGACGGAAAATTGGTAACCTCCTCCACGTAGACGCGGGTATAGTTGTGACCTTGGTACTCTTCCGCATCGGAGTCCCTTTCGAGGTAGGCGAACTTCAGCCGGGCACCGTTCGGCATTGTCCAGGTTTTTTGCTGCTCGTTATACTTGGCGCCGAGCTTGGGGAATAGTTGCTTGGTTCGGGCGACGACTTCCATTAGCTGGACGAGTTTGCGTCGGAAGAAGATGCCGATCGCGGCTTCCCCGTAGAGAGAAGAGTGCTGGAGCCAGTCCCCGATGGAGGATTCCGTCTTACCCCCGCCCCGAGCGCCTCCGTAGAAGACCTCGAAAACGGGACATTCGAGCAGGAAGGTCTGCGGCCCGGGCTGGGGTTGCCAGATGATCTGGACTTGACTAGCCTCAGCCATTTACTGCCACATCCTGCACCATCGCCCCAAGTCCCGGCGTCCGTTGACTGATGTGCTGGTGCATTGCCGCCCAGTCCTCTGGCGACTGCACCTTCGTCGGCATCGCGACAACGAAGTTCTGTTGCACGTTCAAGTTCTGCTGCCGCGCTCCATACCCGAGAGCTTTGCTGCTAATCTCCAGCGCCTTCATCGCAGTTTCCGGATTTTTCGTCACCGTTAACTTCTCCATGATGACGTCCAGGGACTGATTAGCAAGCGCCCGGAACTTCTCGTCAAGCGTTAGCGCGATGGAGGGATCGACGAGGTCTCCCTTGCGGTCAGCCATCCGGGCCAGGAATGCATCCGAGTTCATCACTCGGCTGACCCAGGCCTGCGTGTAGCCGAATCGAGTTGCGAGTTCCCCCTGGCTGATGGAAGGATTCGCGATCAGCATGTCAATCATCGCGTCGTGGGAGTACTTCACTCGGGCAATGGCGAGAGCGGCCGACTCCGTCCCGACAAGGGGCGCAGACTGCTGCCGTACAAAGTCGGCTATTTCGATTACTGTGTCCATGGGAGGCTCCTGGGGGTTGTTGTGTGAGGATAGCAAGCAATGGCGGCGCTGTCAAGAGGGAACTCGAAATAGCAAACACCCACGGATTACTAAACAGTAATCCCCCGGATTTTTCCGGCGTTTCTGCCCTTTTCGAGTGAGTGGCTACCGAGGTCAGTAATGTTAGCCGGGTTTCCTCCAATTTCCCGACAACTATTACTTACCAATTAGTAAAAGGCGACGAGTAGCCAGGTGGGGACGCGTGATGAGGCAGTGGCGCACGTGGTGGCTATGCGTGTAAACACCCGCCATCTGGCCCCCCCGGCCTGCCGCAGGCCCACCCCCCTCTGGGTTATCCACCGGTTATCCACCAGTTAGAAAGTTATCCACAGGACAGGGCGAGCAGGGGGGAGTTATCCACAGGTTATCCACTGTAAAGATTCCCGAATCGATGTCGGTTTAGTTGACACAGGCTAAGTCGTTGATTCATACGGGGATTGTGGTGGAGGCTGTGGATAACGTGTCGGAGTTCTTTACAGTGCAGCTCATGTATTGATAGCATTGCGGCTGGCTGGCTGGCGTAACGTGTTGATTCTATTAGGGATTGTCATTCAGTCCGGGAGCTGGCACGCGGCTTGCTAATAGCTATGCGTGGCAATCCCGCCACTGTTTACATCGAGAAACATTATGACCACCACTACCCGCACACCAGCCATTGAAGCCACTACCCTCGGCAACGCGCTAACGTTAACCTTTTCTACCGGCGCCCTCATACAAGTAGCCGCGCACGACCTGAGTGCCGCGATACGCGAGCAAGCCATGATGCATGGCCTCAAGCAGAAGCTAGTCGATGCAGCAGCTATTAGCAGGAACCCGGATACGGGGCGATCGGCCACGGTTGATGATAAGTACAACGCGGTAAAGGAGGTCTACTATAGACTATTAGCGGGTCAGTGGAACAAAGGAAGAGGGGAAGGCACGACAGGGATGGGCGGGTTGTTGTATCGGGCGCTGTGCCTGCACTACCCCGCAAAAACCCCCGGGGCGATTCGGGCATTTTTGGACAAAAAGACGCCCAAGGAACAAGCCGCACTGCGGGGCGTGCCTGCAATCGCGGCTATTATTGACACATTAAGGGCAGAAAACGTCGACAGCGACGAGACCGACTCAATGCTTGAGGAGCTGAGCGATATCGAATAACCTGCAAGCCAAGCCTCCGCAAGCCAAGCCCCCGACTAACCCTCGGGGGCTTTTTCACGTCCGGGAATTACCAGGGGATTATGGAATGGTAATCCGCGGGGGAAACCCCGAACCGTGCTCGGCGCGTCGATTGCGGGGGATTGTGGCGCGGGTGAATGCCTCGAGCGGGGGGTCAAATGCCCATAGGATCGACGCGAATCAAAAACGGGTACTAACGTACCAGCTCGGGCCGATCGTCGATTGTGGGCGATTCTAATCAATTTGATGGATTGTGCGTAGTTGGATCAGTTGGAAATAGTTAGACCGGGATTGTCTGGCATTGTCGCGGGTATCTGTGGCGCCGGATTGTTGCCGGGATATGTCCGGGATTTAGCGGGGTAGCAGGAGTATCGTCACCCGGTACCTCGTTGCTCCCTATCGTACCCCTCATCCCCCTCCAAATATTTTTTTTATAAGCAACTCCTTATATAAGGGGGTAGGGGTGGGAGGAGGGAAGGACGAGGTACCGGGTGACGATTCACTCGCCACGCCGGGTAATCACGACGAGCATCCGATAACAATCCGGGGCAACTACTCCAACGAATACCCTTGCAAGCACCACGCGACTATGCACAATCAATCAACCGGGGCCAACAATCAATGGGCTAGGCACCTGCCCATTGCCTCAACCCGGCTAACAACCCCGGCTTAGCATTACCAACCACCAACCAACGAAAGGCTATCAATCATGGATAACGCACAGGCAATCATGCAAGAACTATGGCGAGCTGCCAACACACGGCCAGAGGGCATCACAATCCCCTGCCCGAATGAGCAACAGGCAATCAGCCTACGCTTTGCCCTTTACAATTCCGTTAAGCGAGCACGTAGTGGGCGGGACACCGTGGATGATAAGCTGAAAGAGGCACTGGCTAACTGTTCGATTAGCTTCACCCCGGACAAATGCGGACTGGTGATTAAGCAGAAGGCGTCGATGGGCATGTTGCCGCAGCTGCTGGTGCTACTCGGCGGAACCGTGCCGGAAGCAAGTGAAGTTGTACAGGCAAAGGAGTCGGCGGCTCGGATTATGGAACAGCTGGCAGCACTACAGGAACCTGCCCCGACTGAGGCAACACCTGCTAAGCTAAACCCCTACGGCTTACGCCACAGCAACTAAGGAACTATCATGCCTAATTCCGATGCGAAACCACTTGGCTACTACCCGCAACACTACATTAAGGCACTCGACAAGGCCCGATCGGCGCCAGATACCTGGATTGTTGTAGAGAATGAGCTTAACCAGAAGGAAGCCCGGTCAACCTACATCAAGTTAACCGCAATGCGCGCGGGGCTTAGGCAATTCGAGCCAGCTGGTAGTGAGTTGAAAGAAGCCGCGATGACTAAGCGCATTCACATAAGCAATCCCTCGGTGAAGCACGGGGAGCTGAGGAAGGTGATGATTAAGGTTGATAGTAGGCTGCTGCGACCGAGTGAGCAGGCAGCGCAGTCCCTAGCCGATTTCGCCGCCGGACTACGAAGTACTCCCTTTTAACGCTTGACAACTGAACGACGTTCGACGATTATTCATCACCGCGGCGCAGCGAGGCATACCAGCAAGCACCTCAGCGTCATCCAGCGGCCCGTGTTAAATGCCTGCGCAACGGGCTATGCCCACAAAGGAAATTGAAAATGGCTACTAAAGCAGAAACTGTTATTGAAACCGTGCAAATGGAAGACGGGAGGATTGTTGAATTCGCAGGGAAGCGCAAGCTCCTGAAGCAAGCGACCTTCACCGACGGTGGTGTGCAGATTCGCCTGGACTTCCGTAACGGGCAGACCCGCCTATTCACGGTTCCCTCGGCGATGTTGGACAAGTTCGCAGCCCACGGCGCCGAGCAGAAGCTGGGCGATGAGATTGCAGGGCTCGAGGACATCGACGACTGTGTGCTGGCGACGGACGAGCTGATCGACCGCCTGTACGGCGGGGAATGGGGCCAGAAGCGTGAAGCGAATGGCATGGCCGGAACTTCCGTGCTGGCCCGTGCGCTGTGCGAACTCACTGGCAAGACGCGCGATCAGATCAAAGCGTTCTTGACCAGCAAGACCCAAGCCGAGAAAGTTGCCCTGCGCAACTCCGCGAAGGTTAAACCGATTGTCGACCGCCTCGAGTCGGAAAAGGTCTCGAAGGCCAGCAAGGTCGATACCGACGGGCTCTTATCTGAACTCGAGTAAGCTACGCTCCCCCAAGCAGCGACAGGAGCTTGGGTTTAACGGCCACGCAGGGGATTAGTCTCCGACCTGCGTGGCCGTTTCTACTTGTCGGTAGCAGGTTCGGTAGCAGGTTCGGTAGCCATTAATACTTGGGTGATTTGCCTGAAAACTTGATACGCCGGGGGATTACAACGGTATAATACACGGTATGAAACGACATTTCGTCGGTTCAGTAACCGGAGACTACCCCATGACCGAGACAGAACTGCTAGTTAAGGGCCTCGAGCTCGACAACTGGCTCCCCATTCAAGTACCCACAACGGGCAAGACAGCCTATACCAAGCACATCCCGCTCAAGTCAGGCGACTACGTGCAAGCGTTTATGTTTGTCGGAGGCAACGCCAGCCTGCGAATGGCGCTTGAACAACCTCACATTACCAAGGCACGGGCGATGCCCAAGAAAGCCAAGTTGCTGATCGCCAAGGCCCGGACACAGTACCCGGCCAGCCTCCTCAACGAACTCGAAGGGATTTGATCATGAGCACCTTATACACAGCCTACGGCTTCAAGTTAGATGAGCCTACAGCAACTCGTCCTTGCGGAATGAACACACTCGTCCACCTGGATAGTAAAAAAGCACCGAGCAAGGTACAACAACGCGCTACCTGTGAACTGGCTGCCAAGCGCGGTTATGACACTGTGGTGTTCTTCGCAGACGACAAGTGCCTGCGGACGGTTGAGCTTTGGTAGAGTCCACCAAGTCCCCGCTTCCTAACCAAGGCGGGTTCTTAGTGGACTTTCCCACTCTCGCAACCTGCAAACTGGAGACTACCATGCACACACACTCAAGGCCAACTGACCAACTAACTGATAGCGACGAAGACTTCAATGAACTCGAGGCTTTGCTCAACCCCAAGCCAACTCCCGACAGCGACGAACCCGACGAAGTCGACGAGCTGGATGAACTCGAAGCCCTGCTCGGCGAAGCCATGGCGGATAAGAAACTCGCGGAGAATGTCAAGGCATCCCGCGCCAAGGCCAAGGGAGGTTTCGGACTATCGGCGGAAGATCTCGAGCGCATCCGGAAGTGGGAGTTGGCGCGGGAATGGCAGCCAGTCGCAAATGTCGCACTATTCCACCGCTATACTTGCCAGTGCGGATTTCACGCCACCCTTTTCGAAGGTCTGATGCTCGAACAGCACCACCGGGCGGACAGCCATGCCAACCGCTGGACCAGTCAAGAGACTGAGCAGCCAGCCCTGCCCAGCAAGACCGCAATCCGCAAGTCCACTGTCCCGCTGTGCCAACGCTGCGCGGCTGGTCACGGATACTCCCTCGTAACTGACATGGTATGGGAAATCTAAGCTATGACCCCCGATAAAATACCCAGTTGGGCACTCTTCCTTGGCTTCCTGCTGATTATCATCGTTGGCGGGTACCTCGGGGAGCTTGACTACCGCGACCAGCGCAGTGACGAGTGCTACCTGCAGGGGAAAGACTACAACGAATCCGCAGACATCTGCATTAACCAAGTAAGGAGTAAGTAATGGCACGACCTCGAAAGACCGACCGCCCAGTCGAGAAGAACATTTCCCTTCCTCAGTCCCTCGTCGCGAGGGTGGAGTTGGAACTGTTTAGTGAACTGGAAGGGAAGGTGCCGTTTGGCGCTTGGCAGAAGTATATCGTCCGGCTGGTTGAACGCGATATGGCAACAGCGGAACAGCATCGGATTGCTGCGGGAGGTCCGAAATGGTAACCTTCCCCTTCCGCATCTCCGGCATTCCCTGCCAAATTCGAGCCACTATTCACGGCAAGTACCGTCCAGCCCACATCAATGCCCCGGCGGAGTTCTGCCAAGAGGCTGAGTATCCAGACGTGGACTACGAGGTCCTGGACCGCAAGGGCTATCCGGCTCCCTGGCTGGCTGCCAAGTTGACCGACCTCGCCCGAATGAACATTGAAGCCGAAGCCCTCAACCAAGCTGAAAAGGATAGAGATGATGACTACGAACCCCCAACCGATTAAGTACCGCTGCATGGGAAAGGTCAAGGACGGGCAACTGCTGAACATGTGCAGCTATTGCCTCCGACTTGCCCAGCCATCCCCCGACCGCGCGCCACACCAACTCCCTCCCGCTTTCATCAACGGGCAATGCCCACTTAGGAAACAGAAATGACACACCAGCTAAACAATGAGCAGCAAGCTGCCCTTGCCTCCATCAACTCCTGGCTCGACACCAGCTCCGAGCCCTTCTTCATCCTCTCCGGCTCGGCAGGCACGGGGAAGACTTTCTGCATCAGGGAGCTTGTCGAAGTAACCCGCGGTCGTTTCATCTTCACTGCGCCGACTAACAAGGCGACGAAGGTGCTGCGGGAAAGCGTGACCCGCGAGGACTACAAGCCCGAGTGTCGGACGATCTTTTCGCTTCTCGGTCTGCGCCTGGAAGCCAACGACAAGGTAAAGGAATTGAAAGCCCCCGAAGACCCGATCGACTTGTCCCAATACAAGGCCGTTATCGTGGATGAGGGGAGTATGGTCAGCAAAGTGCTATTCGAGCACATCAAGCAAACGGCGGAACAGTTCCGCATCAAGTTCCTATTCCTCGGGGACCCCGCCCAACTTCCTCCTGTCGGCGAACTTCGCTCCCCCATCTGGGACATCACACTCGGGAGTAAGTTGCTGACGGTCATGCGCCACGACAACCAGATCCTCGAGTTGGCAACGAGGTTGCGCGCGCAGGTTGACCGCTTCGCCCCGACAATCAAGCTCGAGGCGGCAAATGCCGAGGGCGAAGGGATCTGGAAACTAGCTCCTGCGGCGTTCACTGGCAAGATCGTTGACTTCGCAAAGAACGGTAACTTCTCCAAGCCCGCGGTCGCGAAAGTCATCGCCTGGAGAAACGTCGAGGTCGACCGCTTTAACAAGCTAATCCGAGACACAATCTTCCCCAACCCCCAGCAACCCTGGCTGGTCGGTGACCGCGTGCTGTTCACTTCCCCGGCCCGCGACCTCGACGACGAGCCTGTCGCCAGCACGGATGACGAAGGCGAAGTCACCCGCGTCGACGAGGAGTACCACGGCGTGCATGGAGAGTTCAAGATCTATCGCATTGCGATAACCCTCGATGATAACAGGCCCGTCATCGCCAGCGTACTCCACCCCGACTCCCTCCGCGACTACACAGCCCGAGTCGAGCAGCTATCCGAGTACGCCCGAGTCGAGCAGCTATCCGAGTACGCCCGAGCCAATTCCAGAAAGTGGAAAGACTTCTGGGAGTTCAAGGATTCCTTCCACCAACTCCGCCACGCTTACGCCATCACTGCCCACCGTGCACAGGGGAGTACCTACAAGACCGCGTTTGTGTACTGGCAGGACATACTGCTGAACAGGAACAGACAGGAGGCTTACAGGTGCTTATATGTCGCTTGCACTAGGCCCAGTAAACAATTAATACTCTCCTAACTGTGAGACACCCATGGATTACCATTTTATAATCCCCACACAAAACCCCGAACCAACCCCGAAAGGAACCAAGTAATGTCAGACTCCCTAGACCTTCAGTTAAAAGTAGCCGAATGGCGAGCCAAGGCCAGAGCCGGTACGCTAACCCTTGATGAAACCCGAGAGGCGATCAAGGTTCTCCGCGCCGGACGCTTGTTGGTGGCCCCGGCTACTGGCGGTAGCAAGACGAACAAGGCGGCAAAGGCGGCGAAGCCGAGTGGTGATGATCTGCTCTCCGAGTTGGAGGGACTGTAACATGGCCTTCGACAAGGAGGAAGTCCTCGAACAAATCGGCGACTGTGAAAACCGTTCTGAGAAGTTGTCAGATTGGGAACTCAATTTCATTGACTCAATCAGCCAGCAACTTGTCGTAACCGGGTCACTCAGTGAAAAGCAAATTGAAATCCTCGACAGAATCTGGAACAAGGTAACCTGAAAGCCGAGCCTACTGCATCTTTCCACAAGGGTGCAGGTGGCTACGCTTCCTGTAGCAGTTAAATTAACAGGAGTTTTACCATGAGTCGTCTTACCCTTTCCGAACAACTGCAATCCGCCCAAGCAACTATTGGGACATTGCACATTCAAGTCCAGAACCTTCAGACAGAACTGAAGTCTGCCGAAAACCTCAAAGTCCGTGAGTTGGACGCTGCAAAAGCAGAATTGATCCAGGTCCGTGCTGACTATGAGAAAAAGCTGAAGGATAAGGAAACTTCCTACGCCTATCAAGGAAGCAGCCTGACGGCAGCTAGTAACGAATTGGAGCAAGCCCACGCCGTGCTGGATGGCGTCGAAGGTGCTCCGGCACGTGACTACGAGCGTACTGACGGCTACGGCGGCAAGATTCACCGCAATGTCGTTACCCGCTTGGCAGGTGCGTTTCTGGCCATCGCTAAGAATGGCGGGCCCAAATGAAGCCAATGTTCCCCCACACCTTCGACAGTACCATGCTCGGAGCCTTTCGCTCCTGCCCTCAAAAGATGTTCCGCACCTACGTCCAGCATTGGAAACCGAAGTCCGAGTCCGTCCACCTAATCGCTGGCGGCGCGTTCGCCAAGGGAATTGAAGTCGCTAGAAAGGCATACTATGAGCAGGGAATGGACCAGGACTCCGCAATCGCGACGGGCCTTCATGCCCTCTTGGTTGCTTATGGCGATTTCGAGACACCTGCAGATTCTGCAAAATCAGCCTCGCGTATGGCCGGAGCACTTGAGTTTTACTTCGAAAACTACCCTCTCGACGATGCTTCCGCCGTTCCGGTTAAGTTTTCTAATGGAAGGCTTGCTATCGAGTTTTCCTTTGCGGAGCCGCTCGATATTGTGCACCCAGTCACTGGCGACCCGATCCTCTACACAGGACGAGCTGACATGATCGCGGAATTCTGCGGCGGGCAGTACGCGGTGGATGAGAAAACCACTTCGTCGCTCGGCGCTAGTTGGGGCAAGCAGTGGGAAATGCGCAGCCAGTTCACCGGGTACCAATGGGCTGCGAACCGTGCAGGACTCAACGTGCAAGGCACACTCATTCGCGGGGTGTCTATTTTGAAAACCAAGTACGACCACCTGCAGCACGTAACCTACCGCAGTCCCTACGAGGTCGACCGCTGGCTTGCCCAGACCCATCGGGACATTGCCAGGGCCATTGCTATGTGGAAGGAAGGGTACTGGGACTTCTCACTTGACCACGCTTGTGCGGAGTATGGCGGTTGCAGTATGGTCACGATTTGTAAGTCGCCAGACCCTGATTCCTGGCTCAGTATGTACTTTGAACGCAGGGTTTGGGATGCCCTCGCCCGTAAAGAACAGACAGTGGCGGAATGGGAAGCTTCTTGGAATCATGCAGGATGATCTACGGGAGCGGCGGCGTACAACGCAACACTGTTAAGGACTTCTGGGATAAGGTAAAAGTCCTAGGGGATGATGATTGCTGGGAATGGCAAGAAGGTACTTGGCATAATGGTTATGGTCGATTTAAGTGGAACTACCAGTCATGGCGTGCACACCGCTTCGCCCTTTTCGCGGTTAACCGTCTCCCAGATAAAGCTACGGAGGTAGTCAGGCACAAGTGTCATAACAGATTGTGCTGCAACCCTAACCATCTTATCTATGGTACTCAGAAGGAGAATGTAGCTGATCGTTGGGACAAGGCAAGGTTGGAGGCCTCGTGGGCGCCCTCTACTTCCTAGGCAACCAGCTACTCGGCTCCTCCCCTCGTCGCGCGATGTGGTCAGATACCGAGCCCCAGGCAGTCCACGTCGGTTTGATGTGCGCCGCCTGCGGCGAGGTCTGGGGCCGTGTTGTCCAGGAGGGTGCCCCACACTGGGCCTTCCAGATGCGCTATTGCGGCAAGCATGGCGACGGGTCGTTTATTGCAGCTTGGTGCAAGAACTTTGACGAGCTGCCGGAGGAGGTAATCCGAAGGGAACTCATTTTACTTTTAGACAAACAGGAGCTATCATGCTTGAAAATCTAATCCTCATCTTCCTTGGCGCTAACATCGTCTTTTTAATCCTTAACTCTTTCTAGGAACCATTATGGAACAGCAAACTTTACCAACTAAACCGACTAAATCTAGTTTACCTGGATTTAATTGTATGCTTATGGGGCCGGCAGGCTCCGGCAAGACCCACTCCATCGGCACTCTCGTCGACGCAGGTATCGAGGTATTCTATCTTGCCCTCGAACCGGGCTTGGAATCCGTACTCGGCTACTGGACCGACCGCGGACTGCCCATCCCGGCCAACCTCCACTGGCACACCGTCAAGGCCCCCGACACCTCGTTCCTGGACATGCTCGACACAGCTACGAAGATCAACACATTCTCCCTGGAGATGCTGGCCAAGATGGTCGACCCAAACAAGTCTCGCTACAACCAATACATGGAAGTTTTCAAGGTGCTCAATGACTTCGAAGATCAACGCACAGGCGCCAAATTCGGCGCCGTTAACACTTGGTCGACCGACCGAGCCCTCGTCATCGACTCCCTCACAGGACTCAACACAGCGGCGCTTAATCTGGTTATCGGCGGCAAACCCGTGCGAAGTCAAAGCGATTGGGGAATTGCTCAGCAGCAGCTTGAAGGACTTCTGCGCAAGCTCTGTGACGGGTGCAGTTGTCATTTCGTGCTGCTCGCCCACGTCGAGCGGGAAAGTGACCTTGTCCTGGGAGGAGTTAAGCTCATGGCCTCAACCCTTGGAAAAGCTCTTGCTCCAAAAATCCCTGCAATGTTTTCAGACGTTATCCTTACAGTCCGGCAAGGGGATAAGTGGACGTGGGACACGGCGAATGTCATGGCGGACCTTAAAACGCGAAACCTTCCTATTAAAAGTGACAACCCGCCAAGCTTCGAGCCGATAGTTCGTAAGTGGCAAGCGCGCGCGGCTAACGCTTAAGAATTCGCCCGAAAGGGTATAACTGGAGAACCTTATGAACTATGATAATTATGCAGCTAAGGAAGTCGCGTATAGAACTGCTCTTGGGGCAGTAGACCCCCGCCCAAAGACAATGCGGGAAAACATCGACAGACAGCTTGCGGCTTGCGAGGCTCAGATGGGCCGTCTCAAGGAACTCAAGGCAAAACTTGAATCTGGATGCAGCTTGCTTGACATCGACATGAATGATCTGCGTCAGGGTATGAATTACTAACGCTTAGCAAATAGTAGTTGACAGCTGGCCGGGGATGGCTGATTATTGTATTCCCGGCGCATATGACGAGTGGCCACTGCTTGTAAATGCGTCTTTGTTCAGTGGCAAAAACCTTAACCTTTCTTTCTTTTCCTTTTGGAGCCTATCATGAGTATGTTTTCCCCTGAGCAATTCCTCGACATGCAGATCACGGAGTCTAACGACACGAAGATTGTCCCAGTCCCCGTTGGCGAGTACTTTGCAGTTGTCAAGGAAACCAAAGTCCGCCCCTGGCAGTCGAAGGCCGACCCAAGCAAGGCCGGTATCGCCTTGGACATCCAATGGTCCCTCGACGACGCGGGTGTTCGCAGCTTGTTGGGTCGTGATGAAGTCACTGTCAAGCAAGGGGTGATGTTGGATATGTCCAACTCCGGCGGGCTGGACATGGGCAAGGGCAAGAACATCGGCCTCGGCCGCTTGCGCGAAGCCACTGGCCTGAACACCCCCGGCCAACCGTTCTCCTTCACCATGCTGGTCGGGCACTCCGCCAAGGTTAAGGTTGAGCATCGGACCGACGGTGAGAACATCTACTCCGAAGTCAAGCAAGTTGCGAAAATGTAATTGCAGTAGCAGTTGCTAAAATCAAGGGTGTTATGAGCACCCTTCTTTTTAGTACCCCTTGGCACCAGTCAGTTGCCACCTGATCTTTTCTCCCTGGGTCAGGAATTAGCCAAGGGGTCTTTTTATTCTTAATCCTTGCCCGAGGTATTTACCCGTGCTTTCCCAAGTTAACTGCAGTAATCCCCACATGAAATATGCCCGTTTTGGGCTATTTTTTGGAGTGGGCATACCGTCGCATCAACTCCAAATTTTGGCACCGTGGCGGCACCATCCCGGCCCGGCGCGAGGCATTCCTGCATCCCATTTTCCAACCCCAACCAGCGAGTAAACTCCCATGCGTTTCATCCCCCTTTCCTCCGTCCTGATTAAACCCGACCGACAGCGCCAGGAGTTCGCGCCGGAGGCCCTTCAGGAACTTGTCACGAGTATCGAAGAGCGTGGCCTACTGCACCCACCTGTCCTACGGGATGAAGGTGGCACCTGGACCCTCGTTGCAGGCGAACGCCGGATGAAGGCTATTTCCCAGATCTGGGAGCTCGGCGGTTCGTTCAAGTGTGACAACCAGCAAGTGCCGGAAGGCGAAATGCCCTTCACCAACCTGGGTGACCTCACCGACTTGGAAGCGGAAGAGGCCGAGTTGGACGAGAACTTGAAGCGAAAGGACCTGACTTGGCAGGAACATGCGGCTGCGGTGGCCAGGTTGCATAAGCTGCGCGGTGCCCAGCGAATCGAGACGAACAAGGCCCTTCCCATTGTTGAGCAGAAACCTGCCCAGACCTATGCCGAAACCGCCCACGAACTCCTCGGCAAGTCCGAAGGTGCCTACCAAGACACAGTCCGGAAGGAAATCCTTGTCAGCAAGCACCTGTCCAACCCGGCTATCGCCAAAGCCAAGTCCGCGGATGAAGCCTTTAAGATACTGAAAAAGCAAGAGGAGTCCGCGAAGAACGTCGAGCTTGCCAGAGTAGTCGGTGCGACCTTCAACGCCGACCTCCACATGCTGCTCAACCGGGACTGCCTGGACTACATGCGCGAGCAAGCCAACATCATCACCGCCAACCCCGAAGAAGCTTTCGACGTCATCCTAACCGACCCGCCTTACGGCATGGGTGCCCAGGACTTCGGGGACGCCGGTGGGAAGTTATCAGGTATCGAGCACCGCTACGACGACAGCTATGAGTCTTGGGTAACCTTAATGAAACAATGGACAGTGCTGTCCTACCAAGTCACCAAACCCCAAGCCCACGCCTACGTCTTCTGCGACATCGACAACTACCACGAGTTAAAGTCGCTCATGCAGACCGCAGGCTGGTATGTCTTCCGCACTCCCTTAATCAACCACAAAATGAACTCCGGTCGCGTACCCCTTCCCGACCAAGGTCCCCGCCGTCAATACGAAATCATCCTCTATGCAATCAAAGGAAAAAAACAAACAACCCACATCTATCCTGATGTTATCTCTACTTCTGCAGATGAGAACTTTTCCCACGGTGCGCAGAAGCCGGTCGCGCTCTACCAAAACCTCCTCCAACGAAGTGTTCGTCCCGGAGACCGAGTTCTTGACACGTTCGCTGGATCTGGTACGATCTTCGAGGCTGCGAATGGGTTCAAGTGCTCCGCCGTCGGAACCGAACTGAGCCCGGAGTACTACGGTATGTGTCTGGCCCGGATTGCCCGCTGCAAAGCCCTCGAAACACCTTCACTATTCTAGGGGCAGAAATGATACGACCAACAGGACCAGTGCCAGCAAAAGTGATGATTGTCGGGGAAGCCCCTGGCGACCAAGAGATCCAGCAGTCGGCCCCGTTCGTAGGAGCCTCCGGGCAGGAACTATCGCGGATGCTGCAGGAAGCGGGGATTATGCGATCCGCTTGCTTCGTGACGAACGTCATCCGTATCAAACCTCCAGGGAATGACATCGGGGCGTTCATAGCAGAGAAGAAGATGCACATCACCCCGCAGCACGCGCTGGTCCGGGACAAGTACTGTTTGCCTCCGGTCTGGGAGGGGATTAGCTTGCTGGAACGGGAGATCGAAATGGTGCGCCCGCACGTCATCATCGCCCTGGGCAACGTCGCGATGTGGGCACTTACTGGAAAGTGGGGCGTTACGACTTGGCGCAGTTCATTGCTCGAGTGCGACTTGCACCTGGCCCTGGACTACAAGCCAAAGGTCATCCCGACATTCTCCCCGACGATGGTATTCCGGCAGTGGAGCCTGCGCCAGATCATGGTTCACGACCTGCGGCGGTGCAAGGTGCAAGGGGAAAGCCGGGATGTTTCTCCCCCGGATTATAAATTCATAATCCGCCCGGATTACTCAACCGCGACTGACTACCTCCACATGCTGCTCAAGGTAGTCGAGGCCCGGCCAACCCCGCTGGCAGTCGACATTGAAACCCGCGCCGGGCACACCGCTTGCATCGGGATAGCCTGGTCAGCTACCGAGGCCATCTGCTTTCCCATCATGTGCGCTGAACGAGCGTCTGGCTACTGGTCGGAGGAAGAAGAGGCGGTCATCTCTTTCCTCTTGTACAAGTTGCTAACCCATCCAAACTGCCAGGTCCTTGGTCAGAACTTCTCCTATGATGCGCAGTATTTCTTGCGCCATCTCCACTTTATACCGAACTTGACGCGTGACACAATGCTTGCGCAGCACGTGCGCTTTTCAAATATGTCGAAGGGTTTGGATTTCCTCAGTTCGATGTATTGTGTCAACCATGTTTACTGGAAGGACGACGGCAAGACCTGGGATGCCAAGACCGGGGAAGATCAACTCTGGGAGTACAACTGCAAAGATGCAGTCATCACCTTCGAAGTCGACGTCGTCCTGCAGTCAAACATCGACAAGATGCAGTTGCGCCCTGTCCACGATTTCCAGCAAGCATTATTCTGGCCCGTGCTGAAGACAATGGACAAGGGCATTCGGGTTGACACTTCCATGCGAGGCCAGTTCGCCATGACCTTAATGGATGAAATCGCCAGCCGGGAGCAATGGATGATCGATGTCCTCGGTGAGCCCCTCAACATCAAGTCCCCGAAACAGATGCAGGAGTTATTCTATGGGGCACTTGCCCAAAAACCCATCTTCGACAGGAAGACGGGAAGCGTTACAACGAATGATGAAGCACTTGGTAGAATCGCCGACCGCGAGCCAATTCTACGACCACTCGTCAAGAAAGTTCAAGAGCTGCGTAGTCTTGGAGTTTTCCTCTCCACTTTCGTCAACGCTCCTCTCGACATTGACGGACGCATGCGCTGCTCATTTAACATAGCGGGGACTGAAACCTACCGTTTCAGTTCTTCCCAAAATGCCTTTGGAAGCGGACTTAATCTCCAAAACATTCCTAAGGGGGGAGGCGGGCCAGACGCTCTCCAGTTGCCAAACGTTCGATCTCTGTTCATACCCGACCCCGGATGTACCTTTTTCGACATCGACCTCGCTAGCGCTGACCTACGAATCGTCGTTTGGGAAGCCGATGAGCCCGAAATGAAGTCCATGCTGCGGGAAGGCCTGGATCCGTATACTGAAATTGCAAAGGAATTCTACCATGACCCAACGATCTCGAAGAAGGACTCTCGCCGTCAGACATTCAAGAGTTTCGCACATGGAACAAATTATCTTGGAACGGCTAAAGGGCTCGCGGAGCGTCTGGGATTATCAGTCCATGAAGCGGAAAAAACACAGAAGTGGTATTTCGGACGCTTTCCTAAGATCAAAAAATGGCAAGACGATCTTAAAGATCAAGTGGTCAAGCGTCGGGTGGTGCAGAATATATTCGGATATCGCTGCTACTTTTTTGACCGGATCGAAGGGACAATATTTAACCAAGCAGCTGCGTGGATTCCTCAATCGACGGTTGCCTGTCTAATTAACCGGGCTTACGTCGCCATCGACCGGGACCTGCCTGAAGTAGACATCCTCTTGCAAGTCCACGATTCTTTGGCTGGTCAGTTCCCGACCCACCTCGGCGACTGGATGACGAACCAGATCGTAGCGAAGGCGGAAATTGCCCTTCCTTATGACGACCCGTTAATCATCCCAGTCGGTGTTAAAACGTCAACGGCTAGTTGGGGAGCATGTGGATGAGTCGTATACATGAAGATTGGATAGAAGGTTTCCTTAACTATACACAATTTGGGGAGGCCCCGAGACACATGTATTTTTGGGCAGGGGTGTCCGCCATTGCGGGAGCTCTCAGGAGGAAAGTATGGATAGACCAAGCGTACTTCAAGTGGTACCCGAACTTCTATATCTGTCTAGTAGCACCCCCTGGGATTGTATCCAAGTCTACTACGGCGGGTATCTCTATGAACCTGTTGCGGAGGGTGCCGGGTATCAAGTTTGGGCCAGATGTAGTTACATGGCCAGCCCTAGTGACTGCCTTCGCAGAGTCTACGGAAGGATTCGAGCTGAACGGAATGATCTACCCAATGTCAGCGATGACCCTGGAAAGTTCCGAGTTCGGTAACCTGCTCAACCCGCAGGATAAGGAAATGGTTGACCTACTGGTTAGCTTGTGGGACGGCAAGCAGGGCACCTTCGAGAAAACCACCAAGCATTCTGGAAAGGATTCAGTTGAAAACCCTTGGATTAACCTCATCGCCTGCACAACTCCTGCGTGGATTGCGGGCAACTTTCCTGAGTACATGGTTGGAGGCGGTTTCACCTCCCGCACTATCTTCGTTTACGCTGATGAAAAGCAGCGATACGTGGCCTACCCCGGACTCCGCGTCCCCGCTGACCTCGAAGCCCAAGCCGACTCCCTTGTCTCTGACCTCACCCACATCAGTATGCTCGCCGGGGAGTACAAGCTAACCAGCTCCGCAGTCGAGTGGGGAGAGGATTGGTACAAGCAGCACTATTCCGTCCGAGCCGCCAACCTCGACACTGATCGATTCGGTGGCTACATCGCACGCAAGCAAACCCATGTGCACAAGCTCGCCATGGTACTGTCCGCCGCACAGTCGGATAGCATGTTAATCACCTCCGAACACCTCCAGGTAGCTCACTCCATGATAACGGACCTGGAACCTGACATGCAGTTCGTGTTCTCGAAAATCGGCCGCTCCGATGCTTCCCTGCACGCGGAGCGCCTCGTCAACTTCATTCAAACGAAAGGGGAGGTGTCGTTCCAGGAGGCCTACCGTCATGTCCACTCACACTTTTCCAGTATGAGAGATTTTGAAGATGTGCTGCTTGGCCTGGTCAAAGCTGGGTTCATCCGGTTGACGACCTACAATGGCTCCCCTTCCCTATCCCCCGGTATCCCACTGCCTACAGCAACCAATGGCAAGGATAAGAGAATTTAATCAGGTATTCCTAACCCCCCCAAAACACCCCTCCAAAGATAAAGGCGATGACAATTAGCAAGAGGATTTCAATCTCCAAAGTAGGCCGTCCCCAGGCCGAGTTCGCGGGACGTGCCTTGGCCCTTCGACCGAGTGGTGGTATCATTTAGTCTCCACTCCTTTAATCTTTTCAATCGTCCGCAGCCCGCCAATGCCAAGCAGGGCGCCCAGCACGTAGAGCAATGTGTCGGTGTCTACAGCTGGTGGAAGAGGCCATCCCCTAGCCACGGACAGCCAGCCTAGCAGGCTAAGCATGATCGTGGCGTAGAGTAGCCCAAAACCGCAGATCCAGCCAATGAAGGGCCTCCAGCCCGCGACGAACAGGCTAGAACTTTCAGCCTCCTTCGCATTAATCGCCAGCTGCGCCAGGATCACCTGCAGATCACCGGACTGAGCCAGCTTCATCAGCTCAAGCTCCGCCTCCGCTTTCTTTTGGGGATCAGGGAACATGCGGTCGATGATGCCCTTGCCGAGTTCGAACAGCGGCCCAAGTAGTAATGGATTCATGATTTACCTTCCTGTGTGTCAAGCCAAGCCTTTGCCCTAGCCCTCGTAGCATCATCAATACCTGACTGCTCTTTAGCAATTTCAAGAGGAGCACTAACTGCCGGGTAGGTGTTGAAGGGGAGTTGGAAATGCGGCCCATCCCTGAAGTTAGGCCAGTCCCCTCCCCATTCAACACTCAACCCCTGCTCCAGCGCCGACTGCTTAAAAGCCTCTGCGATGGTTTCGTATTCAGCCCAGTCCCACGTGACCTTGGCATTGATAAGCGCTGCGACGTCAATTGCATGACCAGTAATATGCCTACTTGCGAGTGTCTTTGACTTGTGCTGTGCGAAGAGTTCTCGCTGCCGTTTAGCGGAGCGCAGCCCCTCCGTGATAACGAAATCCACGGGGGATAGTTCCAGTGCCCGGTATGCGATCTTTACAAGATCCGGGTGGACGCCAGTAAGGTTGGTTTGAGAGCGTAAACCGAATCGAAATGTCATTTGATAGCTCCTGCTGCAATACCACCAAGTCCGAACTTAGCGGCCAGTCCAGCACCAAGCAAGATCACCAAAATCTGCAGGATGCCCCATATTGACTTTTTAGCAATTTCTACTTTGAGCCCCCGCCAGAATTCAGCCTCCTGCTTAGCGGCATCTATCATAGCTTGGTGGGCTGCCCTGTGAGCTGCCACGCCGTCGGGGAAAGCTCCGAGTTTAAGAGTCTCCACCAGTTCAGTAAGATGCGCTTGCTCCCGCTGCTCATGCCCTGTCAGTACCTGTTCAAGCGCGATTTCCAAAGCTGTCAACCTATCGTCATAATCATATTGCCTGCGGCCGTACAACTCATCAGTTTCGTTACTCATAAGAAACTTCCAGGGTTATAGTGCGGGATCATTAGGGAAACGGCCTGCAAGAATTTTAAGTTTCCGCGAGGGTGTGATAAGCAGCAAGACTTTAAGGTAATTTACATAGTCCTTCATATAGTCTTTAGCTAAGTCAACTTCCAGGCAGCGAGGGTCATCTAACAACTGCCTGAAGTTTAACAGTGACACGTCAGTGTTAGCTTGGATAGCAAGGCGCTCTTCCACAGTGAATAGAAAGTTAAACTCTGTAATGGACAGTTTCGGGGAGATAGCTACCGAGGGAGGTGTAACGGGGGGGACTACAATAGCAGGTGTCAGCGCGATACCATCCCAGCTATCCCCCTGCTTAGCTGCATTCGGTACCACCTGATTATACAGTACTGCAACATCGGGGTGGAAGATAGTAGTCGGGTCTTTCCCGGTCAGGTCTCTAATACGCCCATCCTCAACCCAAGCAAATTTACTCATATTACTGACCCTTCGTGTAAAAGATTACAATGCAGCCGGAGCTTCCAGCCCCACCGGCGTTCCCACCACCACCACCACCACCGCCACCGCCACCAAGCCCGCCAGCCCCCCCAGTAGCTGATCCCGTACCGCAGTTAGCTCCAGCACCACCAGAAAGTAGTCCAGCACCGCCACCTGCCGCAAAGGAGCTACGCGCAACAGCCCCTGCCCCCCCTCCACCACCAAGCCCGCCAGAACCCCCATTTCCTATAGAAACTGTAGCATCACCTACGCCAGCCCCTCCACCACCACCAGCGCCTCCAGAAGCCCCAGAACCGCCGCGGAAGCTTCCGCCCCCACCGCCACCACTGAGTCGTGTGTAGACGATGTCAAGTAAGGTACCCGTACCTACACCAGGTTTGGGGGCAGTAAACTGGGAGGCAGCCCCGGTAAAGTGGATACCGCCGGAGCCTCCCCCATTGCCACCACCAGTGCCGCCGTAGCTGAGAGCACCCGCTAACCCGCCGACACCTCCACCCCCACCGGCGCCGGAGCTACCGCCGCCCCCATTGCCGCCAGAATCAGCTGCAGCATTAAGAATACTACCCCCAGCTCCACCAACACCGCCCCCACCACCTCCAGAACCTGAAACCCCAATGCTGTAGTTACCGCCAGCTGCTAGAGGTCCAAGACCACCCCCGCCGCCTGCAGAGGACAGCGCAATACTACTGGCAGCGCCCCCCGCGCCGCCTATGCCATAGAAAGATCCCGCGCCACCACCACCGCCACTACTGGCATAAGTTACAGAGCCAGACCCGCCAACTCCCCCTGAAGCTGTGCGTGCGTCACGAAGCCCCGTGGCAGCCGTCCCTGTCCCCCCAGCACCACCAGCCCCACCAGATGCAGATACACCGCCTGTAGTTGTCAGTAACGTACCAAAGGAAGAGGCGCCTGAAACACCACCAACTGTAAGGACAGGAAGGTAATCCCCAGGCAGCACTTCAAGCACGGCGTAAGCAAAACCACCGCCACCGCCACCGCCACCAGTGCTGGCACCAGCTCCGCCCCCGCCAACAACAGCAACCCCAATCTGATAGACATCATCAGGCACCTGCTCAGTAGTATAGCTACCTGCTACGTTATAGACTTTAAACTCTTCCCAGATCGGCGTAACCCGACCGCGCGAACCTGGAGGGCGGCTAAACCCAAAAGTACCATTATTCATTAGAAACTCCCTCCACGAGCTACTGCCCGTATTGCACTGGTTTGTGTTACACTAACCGTAGTTCGGATACTCCAGCCAGCTGGAAGAACGAGCGGCATAAAGTCGCAGTTTGCCACACTGTCAAGTTCCAGATTAAATGCCCGCGTTGTGGCGGCACCTGTAGTAGCTACAACAGGCAGTTCCTTCAGCAAGTGATACAGGGGCGCGGCGTGGGTGCTGGAGTATTCCCCAACCAGCACCGCCGAAACTCCCCCCACTGGGGTGATCGGGAAGGTGAAGGTTGTTGCACTTGTCACGGTAACTGCGGCAGCC